ACCTGCTAGACGAGGAGTTTCCGAGCTTTTACGGCGGTGCGCTGCGCATCAAGAAACTGGCGGTCGATTCGGGCTTCAATACCATGCGCGTCTACGAATGGGTGCGCCGCATGGGATCGATGAACGTGATGGCGGTGAAAGGCGAGAACCATACGCACATCTCGGCCTTCGTGGGGCCGCCCACGATGATTGATCTGACCACCAGCGGGCGCACCATGCGCGCCGGCGTGCGCCTGTGGCCGATCAACACTTCGATCGGTAAGGAAGAACTCTACCGTGCGCTGCGTCTGTCGGCTCCTGACCTTGCGGCCGGCGAGGAGTGGCCTACCGGCTATTGCCACTTCCCGGCATACGGCAAGGAGTTTTTCGAGCAGTTATGCGCTGAGCAATTGATTACTCATACCCTGGCGGGCCGCACCACGACGCGCTGGGAGAAACGCCGCGACAGAAATGAAGCTTTGGACACCAGAATTTACGCGCGGGCCGCAGCCGCTACGCTGCGCATGGACACGTGGCTCGACAAACGCTGGAATGATCTGGAGGCTGCGCTCAGAACCGCGACCGGGCCGGCGCCGCGCCAGGGCTTCCGGCCGCAGCCGTCGCCGATGCCCCAGTTTAAACCGCTCAAAGCCAGCGAGGGCTTTTTAGAATGACACCGTTTCCCAGAGCCACACCGATGCCCCAGGACCTGAAGGTGGCGCTGCCCAACCTGACCGCCACCGATGCGGCAACCATGCTGGCGCAGGCGCAGCAGGCGTTTTTCAACCTGCTCACTGGACAGCTTCCTTCCGGCGTGGAGACGCCGCAGCTTGGCCGGGTGACCTATTGCGCGACCACCGCCGCCGACTTACAACGGCTGATCGCTTACTTGAACGGCGTGGTCGCCAGCGCGAGCGGCGGGACCACCAACGGCTCGAGCGGCGTCAACGTCCGCAAACCTTTCAGTTTCTACGGATGGCCATAGAATGACGCCGCACCCCCAGCAGCCCGGCCGCCCCAACCCGTTTGCGCAGCTTCAACGCAAGCCGTCGTTCCTCGCGCGCCTGTTCCGCCCGTTGCTGCGCGGGCAGTCTCCCGACGGCGGCTGGAACTACGGGTCGGGTTACGGCTACGGGAGCTACGGCTACCGCGACACGCCATACACCGGCGCCTCGTGGATTCGCAAGCAGCTTTCCAACTGGCTGCCGATCCGTGCCGCGGCCGACGCCGAACTGCTCAGCGACATGGGCACGCTGGTGGCGCGGTCGCGCGATCTGGACCGCAACAACGGGGTCGCCGCCGGCGCCTTTCAGACGGTGCTTGATAACGTCATCGGCACCGCGCTCCGTTTGTCCTGCTGGCCAGACTACCGGGCATTGGGCAAAGATCCGCAGTGGGCGGAAGCCTGGGGAAGAACGGTGGAGAGTTTGTGGAAAACCTGGGCGGATACGACCGCGATCGACGTGGCGGGCAAGCTCACCTTCACCGGGCTGACGACGCTGACCTACCGGAGCGTATTGCAAAACGGCGAGGCGCTGGCGCTGCCCTTATGGATGGATCGCCCGGACCTCTCGCAGTTCAAAACCTGCCTGCAACTGGTCGATCCCGACCGACTGTCGAACCCCGGCAACATGACCCCGACGCTGTGCCTGCGCGGCGGTGTGGAGATGGATAACTACGGCCGGCCGGTGAATTACCACATCCGCAAGATTTCCACATGGCCCGCGATGTTCTTTCCGGCGATCGGCGGGATCGCGGGCGAATGGGAGTGCGTGCCGGCAGTAACTGACTGGGGCAGAAAACGGGTGATTCACATCTACACCCCGGACCGCGTGGACCAGACCCGCGGCAAGCCGCTGCTCACTCCAGTGCTCGAGCAGTTCCGCATGCTCGACAGTTACCAGCGCGCCGAACTGCAATCGGCCATCGTCAACGCGCTGGTCGCCGGCATCATTGAAACCCCGCTCGATCCGGCCACCTTGAGCGAGATGGTGGGCGGCGACGCCAATGGCTACTTGGCGGCGAAGAACGAGTACCGCGTGCAGCTTGAGGGCGGGACGTTCATCCCGTTATATCCCGGCGACAAGATGGTGCCGTTCGCGCCTGACCGGCCGGCACCGCAGTTCGCCGCCTTCAGCGAATTCGTGCTGCGCCAGATCGGCGTATCGATGGGCCTGCCCTACGAGCAGGTCATGAAGGACTATTCCAAGACTAACTATTCCAGCGCGCGCGCCGCATTGCTCGAAAGTTGGCGCTATTTCACCACGCGCCGCACGTGGCTCACGACCTATTGGGCGCAGCCGATTTACGAACTGTGGTTCGAGGAAGCCGTCAACGCAGGGCTGATCGACGCGCCGGATTTTTACAACCAGCGGGCGTTTTATACGCGCGCCAAATGGATCGGACCAGGCCGGGGCTGGATCGATCCGGTAAAAGAAGCCGAGGCCGCACAGATACGCATGGCGACCGGCATCTCGACCTTGGAGGCGGAATGCGCAGAACAGGGGCAGGACTACAACGACGTGATCGACCAGCGGATGATCGAGAAACAGAGGTTGCAGGAAGCGGGGCTATGGGTGGAACCGCCGCCGCCGAAAGCATTCGGGTTTCCGGCGGAACCGCAGGAGTCGCCGGTGAGGGAGCAGGTATAACTATGGCACCCGCCCGCCCGACAGCCGACGACCTACACGACCCGCTGGTCTGGGAAGTCTTCGCCGATGGCCGTCCGTGGGCCATCACGCCGCGCGCCGTCAACGCGCTCATGGCCCAGCAGCGGCACCCGGATCTGCAAGCCGTGGCCGCGCGCCTGGGCCAGCCGGTCGAGGGCGGCCGGGGCGCGCAGAACCACAACGGGACCGCCGTGCTCGAGATTCGCGGCCCGATCCTCCGCTACCGCTCGATCTGGACGTGGTTGCTGGGCGGCACCGCCGTGGAAGACGCGGCCATCGGCCTGCACGCCGCGATGGACGATCCCGCGGTGCGCAACATCGTGCTTTCGATCAATTCGCCGGGCGGGCAGATCGACGGCATCAACGAACTCGCCAACATGATCCGCACGGCCAACAGAGTCAAGCCGGTCACGGCCTATGTGGACGGCCTCGCCGCCAGCGGCGCCTACTGGCTGGCAGCCGCGGCCGGCCGGATCGTGGCCGATGAAACCGCGCAGTTGGGTTCGATCGGCGTGCTGGCCACGGTGGTCGATGACCGCGCCGCCGAGGAGCGAAGCGGCGTCAAGCGGTACGAGATCATTTCGAGTCAAAGCCCACTGAAGCGAACGGACCCCAGCACCGACGAGGGCCGCGACCAGCTTCAGCAGATGGTCGATGCCATGGCCCAGGTATTCATCGCCAAGGTCGCAAAGTTCCGGGGAACCAGCGAGGAACGGGTAGCCCGCGACTTCGGTCGAGGCGCGGTCATGCCTGCCGGTCCTGCCATAGCCGCAGGCATGGCTGACTCGCTCGGTTCCCTGGAAGGTCTGATGAACGGCGAAACGCCGATGGACGGCGGTCCCACGCGCCGCATCAGCGATAAACCGGGATTGAGGGTGCGCGGGCTCGCTGCGGAACCTTTCGATGAGGAGGAGTTGGAGGAGGAAACCGATGCCCAGAATCTGAACGATGATGCCTCCTGCACCTGCCCGCCAGGCACGGAAGACTGCGAATGCGACGACGAAGACGAAAGCGAGGGAACGGAGCAGGACGAAGACGATAGCTCCATTCCAGAAGGAGAAGCTGACTTGATAAAGCCAACCGAAGAACGGCAGCGAATCGCTGCGATCTTAACCTGCGAGGAAGCCAAAGGCCGCGAACAGTTGGCCCAAACGCTGGCACTCGAAACCAACCACACCGTCGAGGCCGCGAAGAAACTGCTCTCGGCCGCGCCCGCCGCTCTCAAGGCGAACCCGCTGGAAGCCAGGATGGGCACGATCCCTAATCCCACCGTTGGCGTGAGCGGCGACCAACGGGAAGAAGAAGCCACCCCGGCAAGCGAGGTGCAGCGCATCCTGGCCTTCGTGCCCAAGGAACGCAAGAGACTTCACGTCCAGTAAAGGAGACGATCTATGGCGACACTTCCCACTTTCCCTATCTCGAAAGCGAGTTTCATTTCCAATACCTACACCTTCGACCCGCTGTACGCCGACGAGACGATCGCGCAGAGCGCGAATATCGCCGGCGCACTCGGCGTTCTCGTGCGCGGCACCGTGCTTTGCGGTCCCGCTCCCGGCACTCCCGTCACCCAAGCCACGCTGTTAACCACGGTGGTAACCGGCGCGCAAGCCCGTTTCATCCTCGCGCAGGATATCGATACCACGGGCGGTCAGGTCACCGGCGTTGTCTATTCGCAGGGCAAGTTCCTCGATACCGCCATGACCTTCACCAGCCAGGGCGCTGCGCTCGACGTCGCGCAATTGCGGCAGTTCGGCATCTACGTCCTGACCGTCGAACAGCGGTCGGGCCTGCTGGTGCCGGCAATGAAACTGCCCGCTACCGGCGGGCCGCTACCACAGTTGCTTACCCGCAAGGAAGCCGCGCAGGCCACCAAGGAGGAAGTCGAAGCCATCAAGGCGGCGATGGCTGCGTGGACGCCGGAACCCGAACCGCCGCGGGGTCAGATGCCCGCCTGGGCGATCGCGGCGTTCGGCGAAGCCAAAGAGACGGCAGAGCAGGCGGCCAAGGACAAAGCCGCGGACGAAGCCAGCGACCTCGCCGCCAAGCAGAAGAAGGCGCTGGAAGAACTCCACGCCAAGCAGGTCAAGGAACTGGGTGCGCTCGAGCACCAGCAGCAGGAGGAGCGGGCGCAATTCGTTAAGAAGGCGACCGACGCCATGAAGCCGCCCACCGGCTCGACGCCGCCGCACTCCGATGCGCCGCCGCCGCACAAATAAAGCAGGCCAAAATAACAGGAGAAAAAACGATGCCTACCAACCCAACACCGCCATCGGGCCAGACAGGAACTACAGCGACCACTTCAACATCGACGGGACCAGTAGCGCCCGATCTGGCGAGTTTGCAAAAAGCGGTAGCCGCTGAAGTCGAAGCCGATCAGAGCGCCG